AAATCATGAAACATTACACACCAAAGCAGATTAATCAAATCAAACAAGAAATCAGAACAGGAAAGCCTGTAGCTATCATTGCTGATGAATTAGCAAAAGAATGGAAAAGACCAGTTGCTGGAGTTTATCACAAAGTGCTACGATTGTCTAAGATGACAAGAAAGATTGTTAACACTTATGAAGGTCCAACTAAAAGACCTTATGTTAGAAAGAAAGCACCAAGACCAGCTGCTATACAAGAACCTGTTACAATGGACTTTAATCCTATGCCAGGCTCTCTATGGGATAACTTTGATAAGAGAATGGAAGAGATTGTTGCAGACATTGAACCAAAACAAGTGCCTGTTGTACAAGAGATCTGTGAAGAAATCTTAGAAAAACCAATTGAAAGACAGCCTGCAGAAATAGGTATTGAAGTGCCTGCAAGTGTTGTTTCATTCACTGATACACCAAAGAAAGTGGTGATATATTCAGACCACATCAGATACTATTTTAATAACTAAACCTGTTAGAATAATATAATATTTTTAATTATCTTTGTAAACTATGAAGTTTATAAATTATTTAGTTAGGTGGATATCGAATAATCTTGCAATGCCTTTTTGGGTTGTAGGACATATCCACCTATCTATTAATATTTATGAAGATTTGCATGAAATTTTAATTTCATTTGGAATGAATATCGTAGTGGCAATAGGCTTTTGGCTAGATTGGAAAGACCATAAAAAACAAACAGATGAAGAAAGAAGACGTAATAATTTATGACATAGAGACCATGCAAGAACTATTTTTAATAGTATGTATGGTGCCTGGTAAAGCTGGTAAGAGCTTTCAAGTATCTAGATGGAAGAATCAATTAGATGCTTTTGTTAGATATACAGAAGACAATCCTGATGCTTATTGGGTAGGTTATAATAATCTACGCTTTGACAGTCAGGTTGTTGAATGGATCTTACGTAATCATGAATATTGGCATGAACTAAGTAACTTAGAAATATGTGCAAGAATAGCACAGAAAGCTGCAGACACTATTCATGATGCTAATTATGATGTATTCCCAGAATACAGAGAACACGAACTAACACTCAAACAAATAGATCTATTCAAGATAAATCACTACGACAATAAGAATCGTATGGTCTCTCTAAAGAGACTGGAGTTTGAGATGGATCTAGAGAACATTGAGGAAATGCCTATACATCACAGTAAAACAAACATGACTAAAGAAGAAGTAGATCTAACTATAGACTATTGTTTTAATGATGTTGATGCTACTTATGAATTCTATAAGATAACAACAGGTGATACAGATCATCCCTTATACAAAGGAAACAACCAAATAGAACTTAGACAAGATATCTATGAAGAGTTTGGTATTCCTTGTTTGAACTATTCAGACAGTAAAATTGGTGATGAAATGATCAAGAAGTATTATTGTCAAGAGAAAGGTATTGAATATAAAGAACTTCCTAGAAAAGGATATTTCAGAAAGAACATAGATGTAAAGAATTGCATTGCAAAGTACGTAATGTTTGAAACACCTCAACTTAAAGAGTTCTTAAAGAAAATTAATAAAATGCAGCTTGGTCTGCAAGATGATTTCAAAGAAGAATTACATTTCTATGGGAATGTGTATTCTTTTATGAAAGGTGGTCTTCATACAGAAAATACACCTAAGGTGTTTGAAGCTGATGAAGAGTACGAGATAATCGATTGGGATGTCAGTTCTTACTATCCTGCGATCATTATCAACAATGGTAAATTTCCTGCTCATTTAGGAAAAGAATTCCTTAGGGGATATAAACAGATGTTTGATAAAAGATTGGAGCTTAAACCACTAGCCAAGAAAGACAAAAAGATTAAAGGAATTGTTGGAGCACTTAAACTTGCAGTTAACTCTGTGTATGGTAAGTCATCTGATATGCAAAATTGGATATTTGATAGGCAGTTAACTATGTTCACCACTATAACTGGTGAGCTTAGCTTGATGATGCTTATAGAACAATATGAAACTAATGGCATACAGGTGATCTCTGCAAATACAGATGGTGTAACTATCAGGATTAAGAAAGACCTAATTCCTTTGATGTATAAGCTTAATGACTGGTGGTGTGGCATGACTCAATATGAGTTAGAAAGAACTGACTATTCCAAGATTATCTTTAGTACAGTGAATGATTACTTAGCAATTATGACTAATGGAGAAATTAAAAAGAAAGGTGATTTCCTTACTGACTTTGAGTTACATAAGAATAAATCAGCCAGAGTGGTTCCTATTGCTCTTGAGCAGTATTTTGTACATGGTGTGCCTGTTGAGCATACGATACGTAATCACAAAAATCTTTATGACTTCTGTATAAGACAGAAAGCTACTAAAAGTTTCCATTATGAAGGAACTAATAGAGTGACAGGACAAAAGACTATCTACAACAAGCTAATTAGATATTACGTATCTAACACTGGTGAGAAGATATTTAAGGTGAAGAACCCTGAATGTCAAACTAGAGCTGCAGCTATTAGTCAGATAGAAGCAGGTGAATGGGTATGTGAAGTGTGTAACTTTCTTCCTAAGAATAGTCCTGTTGACAATGTCAATTATGATTACTATATTGAGAAAGCCAACAGAATAATCAGTAAGATTCAAACTGAAGGTAAACGTATCAAGACAGTGTATATTCCTAATCAATTAGATTTATTTCAATGAAAACTAAAATTAACAGAGCTAATATTACCAGACATTTAATCGAGTATCAACTCGATATGGTTGGTAAGAGACTAGTGGATACACTAGATGATGACATGTGGTACTTCAATTGGACCATGACTCAAGAACAACATGAGGAATTTAAGCGTTATGCTATTCCTCTAATCAAAAAAATCTTTAAATGTAACAAAGGAAGAGCTGAACAAACATTTGACTGGTTCAATTTACAGTTTGGTCTTCGTATTAAAAATTAAAAATTATGAACTATTTATTTATTATTTTACCAGCAATAGCTATTGCATCAGTGGTAATTCTGTATGTGCTAACTAGAAATGCACAAGAGATTGAAGAAGAGGAACTACCACCTGTTATCAAGTTTGAACCTAGAAAGATGACTGATTTTTCTAAAGGAAGAGTTAATACAGATCCTGTAAAGGAAGAACCAGTTGTAGCTCCTAAGAAGAAGAAATATTACAAGAAAAGAACTAAAAGATCTGAGTAAAATGGATTGGATATTGGAGGATTGGGAACATCCCAATGACCACATTTATGCCATGGAGAGACAAAAAGATATTGAATCTTCATGGCAACAATGGGAGGAAGAGCAGGATCGTAAGAAACGTTTACCTGCAATTATACAAGTTTTAACACCTATAACAAAAGATGAAGCTGAATGTAACACCAGAACAATTCGAAGAGCTCATCAAACGAAGTTATAACCTAGACATTTTATATTTATTGAAGCTGATAGACGAGCAATATGATGTTTCTCCACTATGTGAAGGAAGCATGAGGATTGCTGCTGTCTATCAAGCTTTGATAAGAAAAGGGTTAATAACAGAAACTGATGAGAAACTTACAACATTGGGTAGAGATCTACTAGACTTCTTAAACTTGAAAGCAGGAGCAAAGATTATAAAGAGAAAACCTGCTACAACAGATTTTGAAGAATGGTGGAAGATATATCCAGGCACTGATTCATTTGAGTATAAGGGTAAGAAGTTTACAGGTACCAGAGCTATTAGAAAAGGTAAAGATGAATGCAGACTGAAGTTTGATAAGATAATACTAGAAGGAGAATATACAGCTCAACAGCTTATAGCTGCTTTGAATTTCGAAGTCTTACAGAAGAAAGAATCATCTTTATATACACATAGTAATAGAATGACATTCATGCAAAATAGTGTCACCTATCTAAGTCAAAGATCTTTCGAGCCTTATATAGAATTAATTAACTCAGGAGAACAAATCAAAGAATCTCTACAAAAACCAAAAGGAGGTACAGACATATGAAAATTATTAAACAAAAAACCAAAACACTCCTTACAAAAGATAATGGGAGAAGTAGTGATGCTATTTCTCCCAATTTTATCTATGGATGTTTGGGAGGTTGTATGAAGACATATTGCTATGTTGGTAGATACAATCATGATAAGGTGTATATCAATGAGAACACTAGTGAAATACTTGTCTCTATACTAAAATGGATAGACAAACAAATATGGCCTAAGAAGTCTAATCAGTGTGATCCTCATTATTACACAGTGGACATAGGTTGTAACACAGATGTTCCATTACATAGTAAACATTATGATTGGCAACCTGTATTTGATTTGTTTAATACACATTCTAAATTGAAGTTTACATTTGCCACCAAGTATCCTACTAAGTTTGATGTAGATAAGTATTGGATTGATCCCAAGAACAGAATCAGAGTGAGTCTTATGCCTCAGAAGTATGCAGATGTATTAGAACCTAATACAGACAGTATAGCTGATAGAATCGCAATGATTCCAAAGCTACAGGAGAAAATGGAAGTGCACATCAACTTCAGTCCCATCATATATCATGAAGGATGGCTTGATGAATACAGAAAGTTGTTTGAGCAAATACAAGCTGCAGGTATTGATGTGAAATGTGAGTGTATATTCCTTACACATAACATAAATCAGCAGCAACGTAACTCTGAAAAAGTGGAAGCTTTATTGTGGAAACCTGAGATACAAGAGACAAAGTTTTCTCAGCATTCTTCTAGTGAAAATGTTAGATATAAATGGCAGTTGAAGAAGAAATTACAGGAAGATTTCGTATCTTTATACTCAGAATTCTTTGATCCAAAGAACATTAGATACATATTTTAAACCAACACATTATGACAACAAAAGAAAAAGCAAAAGAGTTAGTAAATAAATTTAGAGACTTTGCTGATGGCATAGATTCTGAAACAGATAGATTTAGTCCTAATATTGAAAAAAAGAATGCCAAACAATGTGCATTGATAACAGTTGATGAGATATTAGAAGTTGTTAAGTTTTATGAAAGACAAAATGGAAGGCTTTTAATTGATAACATAAGAGTTATGTATTGGCAAGAAGTTAAAAAAGAAATAGAGCTATTATGAGTTTTGACATATTAGATGCAGAAGTGAACAAAGGCTTAGCTGGTAAGAATAAAGGAATCCCTATGGGTTTTGATAGACTTACCAACTATGTAGGTATTCGTAAGGGTATGTATTATTTGATAGGTGGTAACACTGGTTCAGGTAAGACTAGCTTTATTGATGATGCATTTGTTCTTAATCCTGTTGATTGGGCCCTTTCAAAAGAAGGAATTGCTTCAGGAGTGAAAGTGAAGGTGTGGTATAGATCTATGGAGAGAAGTAGAGCGTATAAAATGGCTAAATGGATGTCACGTAAAATCTTTGTAGACCAAGGAATTCTTATTCCTGTAGCTAAACTACTTGGTTGGAAAGAAACAATGACCAAAGATGAGCATGACCTGTATCTACATTACAAAGACTATATGAATGAGTTGTGTGAAGTGGTTACGCTTATTGATGGACCAGAGAATCCTGTA